GAGTCGTAAGAGATTCAAGGTCTCGTGCTTGTGAGTCTTTAAGTTTCTCTGTCTCTGCAGCGTGTTTTGCTTTGAGTTCTGCAGACGCGACTGCATCTTCCACCATGTAATCTTCAACTATAGAATCGAAGTCCATTGATGAACTGTAATCGTTTGATGCTTTAAGTAATTGATCTAGTAAATCCATAATACTATTTAGTCTTTTTTAAAAGTAGTTCACGTGCTTTCCACGCAGTAGCAATACTATTGGTAGGGAATTTCTTTGCCCATGCTGATATAGAACCGAATTTACCTTCTGCAGTCCTTCTTAGGGATTTTACTGTGTCGTTATTTTCAATCTCATCGAAGTTTGTTGTGAACATTCTTTTGAATATCGTAGCATTTTTCTCTACTGCTTCATGTTCCATTTTAACTACTTCAACTGGGACTGTTCGAGCTCTTCCATCATTCAACTTCAATGCAAGATCAAGACTTGTTTTGACAAATACCATTCGAGATTCGTATCCCAAGGCATCTAGTTGTTCTTTGTAGGTCTTTATCTTACTTGCCTTTGCACTAGTAGTGTCAAAAACTAACCCCAATCTGTTCGGGATGTATAAGTCCATTTGTTTAGCAGCTTGTCTTTTTGCCTTTGATCTCATCCCATCTCTTTCGGGATTGACTTCACCACTACCATCTTTAGTCATCTTCATAGACATCTTTGCAGCTTTCATCATTCTTTCAAAATGTTGATCACTATTAATCATCTTAAGACCCATAGTGTGGAGTGATAGTGCCTTAACAACTGTTGTCTTACCTGAACCAGGCCCACCCATTAGGAATAATGCTTTAAAGATTCCTTGATCATATACACCTTCTTGCAATTCATCTTCTTGTAGGTCGTCTTGCATATAAAACGGTAGTGTTCCTTCTGTAAGTCCCATACCTCGTCTTACTGCATTGTACAGTTGTTTCTGTTGTGTCTTGTTGGTAGATGGAACACCGTCTTTGAAGTTATCAAAGTCTCCGTCCTCTGCATACTGTCTCATCTTGGATGCACTCATACCACTAGTGTCATCTGCATCGGGGTCTCTCTCCCCTGCAGATACAATTTCGATCTCATCAAACTTGTAGAAACCGTGTCGTGCTTTGACTCCGTTGTACTTCTTCAGTAACATATCGAACTCTCTAACTCTGTCCGAACCTACTACCATCTTAATTCTATTGTAACCCTGTCTTTCTAATTCTACTGCAATGTCAAATACTGTCCTTGCAGCGGTATCCACAATGATCTTACCAAAGAACTTTCTAAGGAACTTGATCTTATCTACATGTGTTAGGGGGTTCTTAACCTTGTCATTTGAGTGTGAAGTGAACACTAGAGGTGTATCACTACCAGCTGTTGAGATCAATTTCTTGACTAACTTTGCATGACCAGTTGTAGGTGGATTGAATCGTCCAAAAGAGAACACTGCACCCTTACCAGTTGCTTCGGTTAAAAATTTGTTAAACGTTTTCATTCGGCATAATCCTAAATTTTAATAATGGTCGTCCATTGATAGTAACATCACCCTTCTCGTTTCTACCAATCTCTTTAACGACTATTTTCTTGTTCTTGAATTTTCCACCAAGAACAACATCTCCTATATTTATGGGTATCATAATACCTTCAGGTAGAAATTCACCAAAGGAAGCCATCTTGTAATCGTCCTCTACTTTTGCATTTGCTCTCCACTGCCAACATGACCAGTAGTTTGCTTTCCACTTAGGGCCTGGGTCTGTATCACATCCCATTCTTGCACGAAACGATTTTCTTGCTTTTGGGTCATCACGATTGATTGACATCTCTGCACTACCAAATGTTACTCTGACAACATTTCCCTTTTCATTTTTTGCATACACTCCAAACTTTTTAGCAGACCCTTGTGGTAATCTAAATGGTTCGTGAAGTGTTACCTTCCTTCCTTGGTATTCTGAATCTTCTTTAACTAAATTATACATTAGGTTTCCATGTAACAGTTTTTTGAAGGGCCATTTTGCATTTCTTTAACCCAACTTAATTCTTGAATAAGTCTATTATACCAATTTTTATCATGCTCGGTATTTGGCTTAGTTAATTCTTCTTTAAGTTGTTCTATTCTTACGGTAATGTAATCGGGTTTAACTCTTCTCATTTTATTTATCCCATGCTTTAATAGCTGTAAAGTTATTGTGTGCAAATTCCATTCGATCTACGAGTTTAACTGCAGAACCACCTGAATCTATTGCAACATATCCTTCAGGGTTGACTGCTTCAAATCCTGTTGCAGTTTGTTTGAATGTACCAATACTCTTGACTCTATTCAATGCAACGATAATGATCTGTTTTGACTCAACTAATCCACCCATGAATTTGGTAAGATTGATTAAGAACTTCTTCATCCCTCTCATGTCTTTATAGAGAGACTCACCGACTTCTCGTTTGATAGCCTTGTGTTTCTCTGTCTTGACACCACCCACTACCTTGTCTTTCCAATATGATTCAAAGTGTGCAAGGTATCCATCTGCAGTAGGTTTGTAACTTCCACCTCGGATGAGGGTGTTACAGTATGTTTTGTATGTTGCACCAGCACCTTTCTTTGTGATGGTCTCTTGGATTTTTTGAAACTTATCTAGGTCTCTCTTTGAAATACCATGAAAGGATTTACCGACTTCCTTCAGTGAAGTGGTAAGCTTTAGTGTTTCTGTTGCAGTCATTGTAGAGTTACCACTAACATCCTTATATGATGCATCGTCTACCCATACGTCCCTAGAGTTCCCTAGGTTTGCTAGGTTAACACCAAAGGATGCAGAGAGGTCTTCTATCGTGCTACCAGTGTAAGTAGTGTGAAAGACAATACCCAATTTTGCAGTGTCAATGTCCTGTCCGACTTTAGAATCGGTGGATACTGCATAGAGGATAGTGTTCGGTTGGAATGTTACGTACTCAACACCGTCAATTGTCTTGGTTGTCTTATCATCGGTGAACATTAAATCACCCTGCATAATATTACTGAAAGATAGTTTACTGAGGTATTTGAATGAATCGAGGAACTTGCCTTCTAGTTGACCACTTAACTTAGGGTCTGCTTTGATTTCTGCTTCGGATGTGTAGAACTTAGGTTCTTTATTGAATAGAGATTTCTTTGCAACAAAGAATTGATTTGTTTCAGGGTGTTTCCCACAAAAGATTGCAGGAGCTCCATCCCATTTAACGGTCATATTGACGGAAGAGGATTTACTCCCTTTCATCATATCTCTAAGACCTCTTAGGAAGTTGATTGCTCCCCTTCCACCATCAATACCTTGATTGATGATTTCATCTTCGAGATGTTCTAAATGTAGATTTTTTGCACCCATAATAGACTATTATACACGTTAAATGTGTTCCTGTCTACTATTTATAACAAATAGAAAGGTATTATTAAGCTGCGTTGGCAACCGCGAGGTCTAATGCTGTATTTGCTTCTGTTAGTGCAGTGTTTAACAATGCTAATGCATCTGCGTGACGGCCGTCACCATCTTTTGTTACACCATTATCCCCTTCTAACGCAGACTTGTATGTCCAATATAGATCACCGTCTGTTACTGAAGGATTGTTTGTTGCCCATTCTGCCCAGTGACCCATGTAACCATCTCCAGTCCAATCAGACTTAGTAGGTGGAGTGTCATTTGCCATGTCAAAAGTTGCAGTATCACTGAAATCGTGAATATTGTATGTACCAGTTGTCCCTGAAATCCATGCAATATCTTTTACAATTGCATCTCTCACGGTAGTCCTTGATGTAATTTCTTCAGCGGTGTATGTTTCTGTTCCTGCGGCCATGGTATTTTCCTATATTTGAGGTTGTATACCTTTATTTAGGTTTTTGATAGTGGTCGAGAGTGTAATTTATGTTCTATTTTACTAATTTTTTGACTTAATTTTTCAATCTGTGTGTCGTCATGAGATTTTTTTGCGTCCCTTAACTGTTGTTTGAGGAGAATCTTCTGTTGAATTGACTCAATGACCTCATTAGATTGTAAATTCTTTTTCATAGTATACTAGTATTTAGGTCAAATATTAAAGTCTTTAAATTTATCTGATCTACCACGATCTGCAACTGGAACACTATCATCATATGTTTGATTTGCATCGACAATTTCTGTCTGTGCTTCTTGTTCACAATCATATAGTTTCATACGACTTCTATCGACTCCAATGACAAACCTTTTGAATACGGTTGGGTCATTGTATCTATTCTTTAACTGTTTAACTACCATCTGATCTAACTCTTCCAATTCTTCTGAGGAGATTAGTGCAAACATAAAGTCTGCTGTTGCTGGTAATCCGAATGACTCTGAGGTATCTGTAAGTTCCACATCTGTAGAACCATAACCACTACGAGTCGTTTGTGTTGCACTCATGATTGGTACATTAAACTCT